ACTTCCATTTGCAAACGGCTGACCGTCAAGCTCAGAGTCAAAATCTCCATCCAAGTAAGTACCAGTCGATGTAACGAAAACAGCAGTTCTGTTCGGGTCTGTATCAAGTGCCGAATCCATTAGGTACTGATTTGAACCTGTTGCCGTGTTATTTACTCTAACCATCATTTCTATAGATTGTCCTGCTGGTACGAGTATGTTTCCACCGAGCGAAATCCACTGATTAACAGCGTTGAAGTTAAACACCTCTCTAGTTGCTGGGCCACCCCCACCAACAGCGTCACGCCAATCTTCTAGCAACATATTTCTGTTGTCAGGGTTTCTCACTGTACCGCCTAGCGCGATAACAATTTGAGCTAATATCCCGTTTCTTGTATTACTCATGTTCTAATGCCCGCATAAGTAAAAAGCCACTATTCAGCGGCTTTTTTTTGTTTACGTTTTGGTTTGTATTGCTCTACTGGTTCTGGATTAAAACGCTCATCTAAAACTCGATAGCCTTTTGCATTCCATTCCTTTTTAGTCTCAGTAGAGCATGGATGAGGTAAATACTTTACTTTATCCATGCGTCACCTCTTACTGGTCGATGTCAGCGATAGCAAGAGTGCCAGCAGTATGCTTAACGCTTGACATAACCAGATCCCAGTTAGAACCTGTAAACAGCTCAGCATCAAGTGGTGACTTGCCACCATTCGCAATATCCCAAGCGTAACCCTTGATTTTCACACCAAACGTGTAATCTGCCTGCCATGTTGTTTCAATTCGCTCGTTACCGTTAGTGGTATCAAGGTTTGTCACAATGTCAGATGTGTTATCAACAACGATACCGCGATCAACAAGTGATAGCACCTTTGTTTTGTTTGGCGTACCAGCAACTGAAAGCGCAGGAATATCCGAAACAACAAAGATTTTACCAAGGATTGACTGCACTGTTACGTTAGTGCTTTCAAATAAACGCTCGCCGTTCGCAAGTCCTTTCTCTAGCAACTTATGATAAGCCGCACCTGTCATAATGTCAGCGCGAAGCAAGCCAGACATATCGCCAAATTTAGCGTGTGAGCTGTTTAAAACAGACTGAGTTAACGCACCTGCGCCAGCAGTTAAGGCTGACACATCATTAACTAGAGCCGCCTGATTTTCAACAGCAGCAACAGCCGAGCCTACCGAAGTATTTAGCTGGTCTGCTAGTAACGCATCAGCAAAACCTTGCGCAATTACGTTGATAGCTTCTGCTGGATTTGATTGCAAATAAGTCATTTGAGCTGGCTCAAAGATTACTGGGCCAAAGCCGCCAGCAACTTTAACGCCGACCATTTCAGACTCAGAAAGCGCTGTTGATGATGCTGCGCCATTTGCAGCGTATCGGTCAACGCGACGCTGAGCTGCCGCTAATGTGTTGTAAAATGACTCTTTTGAGAAGTCACCCATAAAACCGTCAGCACTTAAAATAATAGTGTTGCCAGAAGCTGCGTTAAACGCCTGCAATTGCTGGCCAATCAGTTCAATAGTACGTAAACGAATTTGCTCGTTATACACTTGCATGTTAGCTAATGCCATAATAGTATCTCTCTTTTATTTAAATTAAGCCTGCTTGTTTCAAGCGAAGCTCATAAGCTGAATCATTTGTAGCACCAGCGCTACCGTTGGCGTTAGAAGAACCAGCTCCGCTAGAGTTAACACCATTCATAATGCGCTTAAATGAATCTTGTTCAGCAGCCCAGCTTTTGAACTCATCAACGCTATTAGCAACAACATTACCATCTTTCATAAATTTTGTTAATGCTTCGCCTTGTTCATTATAATCAATTTTAATCATTGAATCCAATAAAGCGCTTGACACGTCTTTAAAGTCGTCGTGAATCAGTGATAAAGCACCATTTAAAGCTGTGCTTTTGTGATACTTTTCAAGGTTTTCCTGCGCCATTTTCGCCTTGCTTTCAGCTTCTGCAACAAGCTGTGCGCGCTCTTGCTCTCGCAGCTCTTGAGCTTCTTTATATTTACCTTCTGCTAGCAGTTTTTCTTCTTCTGCCTTTACTGCTGCTTGGCGAGCTTGCTCTAATGCTTGCGCTTGTTCACTGGCTGTTGCCTTTGCTGTTTTGGTTTCGCTTAACAGCTCTTGCGTTTTGCTTACCAATCCTTGCGTTTCGGTTTCGTGCATAGCCTTGATTGCTGCTTGCTGTTCTTCTGTTAAACCTTCAATTTTAGATAAATCAAATGTCATAGTACTACCCTCTAGGTATTTAAAAAGGCTCAGCCTTTCTGTTGTTTAAGTATGCGACTTAATTCGTTGTCGCGCTTCTTTAATTCTGTGATAGTTAGCGGATTACCAAGCGAATCAACTGTTAGCTTGGCAAACTTGTCTGGGTCATTCAGTTTTCTAAACGCCTTGCCTAAAGTTGGCCCAAGTATCGCGTCCTGGTCTTTAGCTGATAGCTTAGCCATGTAATCATAGTATCGCTGACCACTCTTAACCGATTTCGGGTCTAGTTTACCATCAACCCTAAAATTTGATGAGCGTTGTAAATCTTCGTCATCAAATCTGTACTTGTCTGCCACCTCATAAACAAGTCTACTACGGCAATTAGGGTGCAATGGTGGAGTTACTGCGCCTAGTCTTGGGTCGTCAGCTTTAAATGTTCTACCATCAAAGCCTCTGCATTGCTGACTGGTTCTAGAGTCAAGCACGGCGACAAATTCATATCCAACTAGCGCATCATCGTTAGCGCCAACAAAAGCCACTGTAGCTTGGTTTGAGTAATGATTAATGCCAGTTATAGCAATTGTTCTTGCTGAGCGTCTAGCTCGTGACAGTGCTGTTTTAGAAACCTCACCTTCTAACTGTATGGCTTGCATTACTCTTGATTGAATATCTTGTATTGTGCCACCAGCTAAAAATCCCTGCTGCACAATAGCGTCAATTTCATCAGTCCATTTCTGCCAATAGTTACGCATCATCGTGTTATACGTAATAAAATTGTTTTCACCTAGCTTTATTGGTGATGCTATTGCCAGGGTGTTTACTTGTGTAGCAGTTGGCACTGCAGAGTTAAAATCATCTGATTCAATAATGTCATCAAGAGTGCGCGCTGCAAATTGAGCTTCGTATTCACCAACACCTTTAGTATCGGACTTTAGATTCTTAATATAATCTTGCAACTCCAAGCGCGTAAGCTCGTTAATTTGAGCCTTAATCCTTTCCTCGCGCTTCGGTGTTAAGTTCATTCCGCGGTAATGCTCGAATATGTCATTAACGCCAGATTGAATTCGCTCAAGATGCGGAACGACATCATTGCCGTATTTAGCCGCAACCTTCTGTAAATAGATTTGATGCTGCGAGTAAATCGCAACTAAATCATCATTCAGCGCCATTTAATTGCTCGCGTAATGCTTCGTTTTCAGCTCGTAGTCGCGCAACTTCTTCTGACTCGCCATTCATGCCCAAATCAGATTCGCGTGCTAAGTCGGCAATTTCTTGATTATCAAGCTTTGTTAACTCAGCCTTTCGCGCTGTCTCGTAAATTGTTTCAACTGGCAGCACACCACCTTGAACAAGTGCAAAGTGAGCGTTAATCATTTCTGGAGTCATGTTGTCAGTTACAAAGTCAGTGTTTAATTTGTAAGTTGACTCACCATTTGAACCCATAAACATCGCACACCAGTTAATTAAATTCTCAATGCCTTTAGAGCAATTGTGAGCGATGCGCTTTAGTGTCGATACGCTTGCGCCAAACTCCATTTCTTTAGCGCCCAACGTTTGATTAGCATTGGCTTCTTGTACCAATTGAGCGCCAAGCATAATCATACGCCTCTCATCTTTTTCCATTTCGCTAGAAACTGCGCCATCTGATGTGCTTTGTAAGTATTCAACCCTATCATCAGAGCCAAGCTGATTTGAGCCGCCAGGACTGCAATCCAATCCGTTAGGGTTAAGCTCGTAAAATTGCATTGCATCCATGCTTGTAAATACGTTTGTTATACCGGAAGCCCAATAGTGCAGATGAGTCCTATTATCTGCATCATACCCATAATGACCTATATTTTGACTAGCCAGGTCGTAAAGCGGAACCTTGCCGAATTCGGGCGTGTTCTTATCAGCACCAAAAAACTGAAACGGGATAAAATTAAACGCCACACGGTTAGCAAGCGGAATTACATCCGAAATCAACTCATCTTTATCATTAAACAGTCGGTTGTGATAAACACCGTCAATCATCACTAATTGCCTAGTATAAATAACGTTTTCTGTGTTTATGCAGTAAGTAAGAGCGCCTTCGCCCATTGGCTTTTCTTCTTGGTGAACCTCGACAAGTCTAACTTCAACAAGATTACCACTTTTATCTGTGCGTGAGTAAACAATGCTTTCAGCTTTATACATGACAATGCGAGCTGCATTTTCTCCGCTCTCCATTTGCTTGCGAGTTAAAGCTCTTTTATTTTTCGGCATATCAGCAAGAGCGCCAAGCCTACCGAGTGAAACGTTTTCATCAGTAATGCACTGTGCAACATCACGCAAACCCATACCTGAGCCATTAGCGTTTTTCTC